GGTCGGGGCGATCCCGTTTTTTGTCTAGCTGCATAGACAAAAAAGCGGTAACAATGGCGTTTTTGAGCTAAAAACACCACTTTTTTATTTATGGAAAAATAGCCGGGTTTTGGTGTGCTGGATTTTCCCCGAAAAAATATTTGCAGATATGGAACGAAACTAGATGCCCCAAAGGTTCGGGGCTTTTTTCATTTGTGGAAAATTTGTTGAAAATGTGGATAAAATGTTGAACGTTTTTTCCGGGTGGCCTTGGGTGGTAATGGTAACTTTTTTTGGTAATGGTAACAAAATTTTTTATAAATTTACAACCGATGCACCGCCTTTCTGTTAATTCCGTATGTGGAAAGCGGTAAACTGTTTCCCATAAGGAGTTAAAAAAATGGCGAAAGGTGAAAGCATAGGCGTTCGGGAATTTGCCCGACAAGTGGGATGCTCCCATGTTTTAATCATCAATCTAATCAAGGCCGGAAAAATGCCGCAAAACAAAGACGGCAGCATTCCCCTTGATGCAGGTCTTATCGCTTACGAAAACCGAAAGAAGAAAAAGGAACCAAAGGAAAAGGACCCGAAGAAAAAAAAGATTGCCCCGAAAAAACGGAAAAGCCCAAAGAAAATAAAAGAGTTGCCCGACGATGATCCGCCCGAAGATGGTGAGGAATCGACGGACCCGGCCCCAAAACTGACTTCGGAAAAACTGATTTCCGCCCGTGACATAACGACGCAATTCAACAAGGCACGGCTCGCAGAAAAGACGTACCAAGCAAAGTTGCGCGAAATTGAATACAAGTTGAAGAAAGGCGAACTTGTCACCCGTGCAGATGTGGAAGCGGATGCGTCCACGGTTGCCGCCGAAGTCCGGGAACGATTGACATCAATTCCCGTAAGGATTTCGGCTTTGTGCGAACACCAGCCCGCCCGCAAGATTGAAGAAGTAATGACCGATGCCATACAGGATGCGCTCATTTCTTTTTCTAAATCCAAATTCGTAAAGGCTCATGGCGATGGCGAATGATTGGAGCAAAACTTTTTTCAAGGTTTGCCGTCCGCGTTCGCGTTTGACGGGTTCGCAATGGGCGGACAAGTTTCGCTATGTTGCGCCCGGAACTTCGCCGGAGCCGGGGGATTGGCGCACGGACCGTGTACCGTACTTGCGCGAACCGATGGATGCCGCAACGGACAAGGTAACGGAGCGCGTCGTGATGATGTTTTCTTCGCAGGTTGGTAAATCCGAAGCGTTGCTCAACATCATGGGGTATTACGTGGATCAAGAACCCGCACCCCAGCTATTCTTGCAACCGACAATCGAAGCGGCGGAAAACTTTTCTAAAGAGCGCATCGAGCCCACGTTCCAATATTCGCCGGGGCTTAAAGACAAGTTGGAGGAAGGCAAGGAAGGACGCGGGACCAGCCGAAAGAAATCTACCACAATCCGAATGAAACATTATCCGGGGGGCTACATTGCCCTTGTTGGCGCGAACTCCCCGGCGGGGCTTGCTTCCCGCCCGATACGTGTATTGCTGGCCGATGAAATCGACCGTTACGGGGTGACGAAGGAAGGCTCCCCGCTCAAGTTGGCTATCCAGCGCACGACGAACTTTCACAACAGGAAGCACATCTTTGTTTCGACACCGACAATAAAGGGGGCTTCTGAAATTGAGAAATATTATCTTGAAAGCGACCAGCGAATTTATATGCTACCTTGTCCGCATTGCGGTTGCGAATTTGAATACAAGTGGGAATACGTTGTTTGGGATAAGGACGCGGACGGCGCATCGTTGCCGCTTACCGCCCGTATAGTTTGCCCTCATTGCAAGGAAGTGGCCCGTGGCGCATACAGGCCGGACCCCGAAATATTGGCGTTGGGCCGATGGGTGCCGCAGAATCCCGGAGCAAATACAAAGGGCTACCATATAAATTCGCTTTGCTCGCCGTGGGTGAACTTGTACGAACTTGTCGATGAATTTGTGACCGTTTCGCACAACAAGGACAAGGACGGACTAATGGAATTTGTCAACTTGAAATTGGGCGAGACATGGGATGAACAACTTACGCGGGACGATTGGCAACGCCTTTACGACAGGCGGGAAAACTACCCGGCGAACACGTTGCCGCCCGGTGCGCTAGTCCTTACTTGCGGCGTTGACGTGCAGCATGACCGCTTGGAAGCGAGCGTTTACGCGTGGGGGAGCGGGAAGGAATCTTGGGGAATCGAACACCGGGTATTCTACGGATCGCCCGAAAGTGCCGATACATGGGCGCAATTGGACCAGCTATTACAGAAGAAGTACAAGCTATTCCTCGGTGCGGAAGTTACCATTTCCTGCACTTGCGTAGATTCCGGCGACGGAACATATACAAACGAGGTCTACAAGTACACGGCCATGCGTCAAGCGTTGCGCGTTTTCTCAATCAAGGGGCGCGGCGGCATCGGCATTCCGTTCATTTCACCGCCGACCAAGAACAACACGGTGGGGGCTACCCTTTTTACGCTTGGGGTTGATTCGGGAAAATCAATTTTCTTTAACCGATTGAAGATAAACGACATAGGCCCCGGCTTCGTGCATTACGACGCTTTGGAAGCGGCTGGATTCAGTGAGAATTTTTTCAAACAACTTACCGCAGAAATCTTCGTGCAGACATTTGAAAGGGGCCGCGTCGTCATGAAATTCGTAAAGATTCGCGACAGAAACGAAGCCCTTGATTGTGCCATATATGCAACCGCAGGGCTTGAACTATTGAACCCGAACTTTGACTTCCTGCAAGAATTTTACGCCCGTGGCGGCATTGCAAGTGCCCCGGCTCGGGCGAAAAGACCCCCTTCAAAGGGAATTTCCCTATAAACGAAATAAAATTTTTTTGCACATGCGAAAAAATTAAACTATATTCTTTGACGAATTGGAGGCCCTTTTATGCCCGTACATCCTATTACGGCATGGACTAAAGAAGAAGCGCGGAATATGCTTGCGCTTTGGATTGAAGCAGAAAAGGCGGTTGCCACCGGGCAATCGTACAAGATCGGGACGCGCTCTTTGACCCGTGCCGACTTGTCCGACATTGCCGCAAGAATCAAGTTTTGGCGCGGAGAACTCGAAGCGCTGGAAGATGGTAAAGGGCAGGGAATGCGCGTATTCCGTGGGGTGCCAAGGGATTTATGATGAACGTTTTGGACAAAGTTATTTCCGCAATTTCACCCGAACGGGCATTGAAAAGGACGCTTGCACGAAAGCGTATCGAAATGGCCGACCGCCTTCTTATTGGCGGTGCCGGATATGGAAGTCACGGTGCATCCTACGCGAAAAAGAGTTTAATCGGCTGGAGCGTTTCGGGGCAGGATGCGGACGATGACATCGTGGCCAATTTGCCGACATTGCGCGACCGCTCACGTGATTTGTACATGGGCGGCGGGTTTGCGGCGGGTGCGCTCAAGACTATCCGAACAAACGTTGTCGGGTCCGGGCTCATGTTGTCCGCGTTGCCCGATGCGAAATTCTTGAACCTTACCGATGACAAAGCCCGCGAATGGCGCGAAAACGTCGAACGTGAATGGAACCTTTTTGCAAGCGACGTGAATTGCGATGCCGAAAGAAGGCAGAACTTCTACCAATTGCAAAGCCTTGTTCTCTTGTCCGCACTCATGAGCGGCGACGTTTTCGTTTATATGCCGATCATAAAACGCGCCGGAGTTCCTTACGACTTGTGCATCGGGCTTATCGAAGCGGACCGCGTTTGCGACCCGATACCCTATCCGCTTAACAAGAACGTTTGGGGCGGCGTGGAACTAGGGCCGTATGGCGAAACTGTCGCCTACTACGTGGCGAAGTATCACCCCGGTTCTACGTTGCCGCTTAACGTGAAAAGCCCTTTACAGGAATGGAAAAGGGTGCTTGCGTTCGGACGGACAACCGGGCGAAAGAACGTACTGCACATCATGTGCGATGTCGAAAGACCAGCGCAACGGCGCGGCGTTCCGTTGCTTGCGCCCGTGATTGAAGCCTTGAAACAGTTGTCCCGCTACACCGAAGCCGAACTCATGGCGGCGGTGATTTCCGGGATGTTCACCGTGTTTGTTAAATCAAATTCTCCAAGCACCCCGCTTGCACCGATGTTCCCCGCTGGAATGGAAGTTGACAAGAGGGACCCGAACGCCTACGAAATGGGTAACGGTGCAATCGTTAGTTTGGACGAAGGCGAGGAAATACAGACGGCAAATCCGGGCCGTCCGAACACGGCATTTGACGGGTTCGTGATGGCGATTTGTAGACAGATCGGCTCCGCTATCGAGGTGCCCTATGAATTGCTAATCAAGCATTTTACCGCGTCCTATTCCGCTGCAAGAGCGTCCTTGCTCGAAGCGTGGAAGATGTTCCGAATGCGGCGTGAATGGCTGGCTTCGGGCTTCTGCCAACCGATTTACGAGGAATGGCTAACCGAAGCAATCTTGAAGGGCCGCGTCAATGCCCCCGGATTTTTCGACGATCCGGCTATACGTGCGGCGTGGTGCAAGGCCGATTGGTACGGCGACGCTCCGGGACAACTTGACCCGCTCAAGGAAGCGAACGCGGCTAAGGTCCGTGTCGAGGAAGGTTTCTCGACAAGGGAACGCGAAGCCGCCGAACTTACCGGGATGAAGTTTGACGAAATCCATGCGGCCCGCTCCCGTGAAGAAGCCATGCGGCGCGAAGCCGGACTTGTAACGGATTCGCAGGGACAAATTGTAACAAATCCAAATACGCAGGGTGGAACAGATGACGAATAATTTTTTCTACAAAGTAACGGCACAAGCCAACGTAACGCAGCCCGCCCGCCTTGACCTTTTCGGCGTTATAGGCGGCGGCTTTTGGGAAGAAGGCTTTGACGAGAAGTCGTTCAAGGATGCCATGAGCGTTGTCAAGGAAACGCAGCCGCTTGACATTTACTTGAACTCTCCGGGCGGCTCCGTGTTCGCCGGAATCGCGATCTTGAACCTTTTAAAACAACATAAAGGGGCTATCCGCATCTTCGTCATGGGCATTGCCGCAAGTGCCGCAACGCTTATCACCAGCGCACCGAACGCCCGCGTAATCATGCCCACGGGCTCCATGCTCATGGTCCACGCACCGCGTTTGTCCGCAAGCAGCATGACGGCCAAGCAGTTGAAGGAAGCGGGGGTCGCGCTCGAAAAAATCGAAGAATCGGTTAAACAAATTTACGTCGAAAAGACGGGCATGAAGGAAGCGGACCTTGCCGAAATGATTTCGCACGAAACCTACATGACCGCCGCCGAAGCAGTAGCGAAGGGCTTTGCCGACGAGGTGGACGCCACGCAGAAGGTGACAAATTCATTTGAGGATAACGTAATCATGCTTGGCGGTATGCCCGTACAGAAAAACTTTTTCGACAACGCACCCGAAGATTTTTTGAACAAATTGGGCGAAGGTGTTGCACCGACGCAAAAAAATTCTATATTAAACCGAAACGAGGAGGTCGCAATGACTCTTGAAGAAATCAAAGCGCAGCATCCCGAACTTTACAAACAGATTCGCGACGAAGGCCGCGAAGAAGGTTTGCAGGCGGGCATGACGCAGGAACGCAACCGCATCAAGGCAATCGAGGAAATGGCCCTCGCTGGCCATGAAGCCATTGTCGCCAAGGCGAAGTTCGAAACGGGCATGACCGCCGAACAGTTGGCCGTGGAAATGGTCAAGGCCGAAAAGGCGAAGAAAACGACCATGGCGCAAAGCCGCGAAAAGGATGCCGAAGATCTTAACGGCATCGGCTCCGCGACCGCTTCTGTCAATGCCACCCCGACGGCTTCCGCCGAAGACAAGGAGCGCGAAGAACTTTTGAAAGGCGCAAACGAACGCCTTTCCAAAATGCACAAAACGATGGAGGTCTAAACCATGGCTGAATTGAACAAAGTATTGGGAACCTACGAACCCGACAATCTCTTTGCCGCGAATCAAGAATTGCCCGCCGTGGCCGATGTCCTTGAAATCGCTGCAAGTCAAAACCTCAAGCGCGGTTCGCTTGTCAACGTGTCCGGCGAACAGATTGCCGCCACCACCGACGGCGTGAAGGCTTCCGGCACTATCACGTTTGCCGACCAGCCGTCCGCAAACGATACCGTGACTATCGACACCAAGACGCTCACGTTCAAGTCCGCTGATCCGGGCGAAAACGAAGTGCTTATCGGAACTGACCTTGCCGCGACTATCGACAACGTAATTGCGGCCTTGCCCGATTCCGTTACCGGGTCCAAATCTTCCGGCGTTCTCACCATTACCGCCGCCGCCGCTGGCACCGCTGGAAACAGCATTGCGCTTGCAAAGAGCGGTTCCGACATTACCGTTAGCGGTGCGACCCTTTCGGGCGGCGTTGACGAAGTGGTTGACACGGACGTTTATGCCGTGCTCGCCGAAGATTGCGACACCACCGAAGGCGCAAAGGAAGCAGCCGTGTATCTCACGGGTGAATTTAACATCGACGCCGTGAAGGTCAATGACAACGTTGACAGCATGGCAGCGGTCAAGATTGCCGCCCGCAAGGTCGGTATCTTCTTGAAGAAGAACATTTAAGGAGGTTGAAAAATGGCTATTGACATTTTCGAAACCCGCACCCTTTTCGGTGCAATCAACGAAGGCCGTTTCGGTGCTCGGGCCTATTTCCGCGACCGATTCTTCAACCGTATCAAAACGTTTGTTACGGAAAACATCGACTTCGACTTGAAGGATGCGCAGGGCCGTAAACTCGCCCCGTTCGTCAATCCCCGCATCGGCGGGCAGGTCGTGAACCGTCTCGGCTTCCACACCGAAACGTACAAGGTTCCGCTTGTCGCCCCGGAAATGGTGACAACCGCCGACGAACTCTTGAAGCGTATGGCGGGCGAAAGCGTGTACGGCAGCAAGACCCCGGCCCAGCGTGCACTTGAAATCGCGCAGGACAACATGCTCGAACTCGAAAAGATGATTACGCGCCGTGAAGAAGCCATGTGCGCACAGGCTCTTTTCGAAGGCAAGATCAACGTCAAGGGCGAAGGCGTGGACGATGTTGTGGACTTTTGGGCATCCCTCAAGCCCCAAGATAAACCGTCCGCAACTTCTGCAACCTATTGGGATGACGCATCCGTTGACGGACAGAAGATCATGGAAGAAATTCGCAAGTTCTCACGCGAACGCGTGAAGAAGAGCGGTTTCAAGCCGCGTGAAATCTTCTGTGGCAACAAGGTCATCGACGTTCTGATTCCGAAACTTTCGGAAAAGGAATTGCTCAACGGTCGCCGCGTTGACCTTGGCGAAATCCGCCCGCAGGAACTCCCGGACGGCCTGCACTATTGGGGCTATCTCCGTGACGCTGGCATCGACATCTATTCGTATGACGAATACTATGAAAATGCCAACGGCGAAATGGTTCCGATGGTTCCCGAAAACAAGGTACTCTTCGCCGCAAGTGAAGTCGAAACCACCATGGCTTACGGTGCCGTCTGCATTGCGGACAAGCCGAAGAACATGATGGAATGGTACGCAGCCCGCCGTGTCCCGCATTCCTACATACAGGAACGTCCGGCGGCTCGAATCATTCAGTTGAACTCCCGTCCGCTCCCGATTGTCAACCAAGTGCAGGGATTCTCCGTCCTGCAAACCTTGGCCTAATCGGAAATCAAGTGCGCTACACCACGGCGCATATTTCTTTTAGGAGTGATCCGAATGAAGAAAATAGTTTGTTTGCAGAATGTTTATTTTGAAGGGCGGTTCCTTTCCGCCGGGACCGACGCGGCCCTACCCGATGACGTTGCTTGTAATTGGGTAGAACGTGGCCTTGCGAAGTTTGTTGGCGAAGAAACGCCCGTGAACCCGCCCGCTCAAGACAATAAGGCAGACGCCGCCACCAGCGGTGGCGCGGAGAACTTGCAGCATGCCGGAAACGTCGCGTTGTCGGAATTACCACCGTCTGCCGACATTTCGCAGGACGTACCGCCGGATGTTACGCCCGTTGAAACGCCCGAAGAAAAGGCGGTTGAAAAAACGCCCGTCATGGATGATGATGTCCCAAAGCGCGGACGGCCCCCGAAAAAGAAGAACGGGGGCAAGCGCAGATGACGGGTTTCAAGGAACAGGTTCGCAAGGACGTTAAGGACGTGTTTATCAATTTCGCGGAGTTCGCGGATTGGCACAACCTAAACGGAAAAGATACCTTGTGCGTAATTTCCCGTGACTTCACGGACGAATTGCCGCTGGGTCAAAGAAACCTTGAGGGCGTTTTCCTTAACGACTTGACGATTTACGTTGAAGATTTGGACATGCAGCCGCGCCCCGTCGAAGGCGAAATGATGCGTGTCGATGGCTCTTTACATTTGGTGAAATCCGTGTCCGATGAAATGGGTGTCTACGTCATAATTTGCGAGGCGAACGAATCGTGAGAATAAGGCTTGAAAAGAACGAAAGCGATATGCAGAAGGCGACCCGGCTCTTGTCGGGTTGCTCCGAAGCCATACCGTCCGTTTTGTCAAATGCCATGAACCGCGCGGCGGAGCAGGGCCGCACGGCTGCAATCCGTTGCGTGACGAAGGAATACACGGTGAAGGCCCGAACGGTGCGCGAAACCATGCGCATCAAGAAGGCCACGAAAGATGACTTGAACACGGAACTTACAAGCCGTGGCGCACGCTTGCCGTTGCGCGACTTCCGGCATTCCCCAAGCAGCGGGGACACGACTGGGGCGAACCGCAAGCAAGTCCGCGTGGCGGTAAAGCGTGGCGGAATGCGCACGCTTGATAACGCCTTTATCTACCGTGGCCGGATTTTCCAAAGGCTCGGGTCCGCCCGCCTGCCCGTTGAACAAATGTTTTCGAACGCCGTGCCAGTAATGCTGAATAACGATTCGGTCGTGAACGAAGTAACTGAAACGATGGAAAGCGCAATGAGCCGCCGCCTTGATTACGAAGTACGGCGGACGCTGGAAAAGGCGGTGAAGTAATGGTTACGAACTTGCTGACAAAGGCGTTGCGCGAACTTTGCGAACAGGCGGTGAAAGA